GTGTTGAAGTGTTGAAGTGTTGTAGTCTATTATCTTGTAAGTATATATTATATAACTACTTACATACCAAATAGCATATAACCCCTACTCCAACGCTTCAAGATTACGGCAAGGCGTATACCTTGAAGGATTACGGCTATACCGTAAAGACCGGGAGCCAAACTGCCGAACCATACCTGCCTACGTGGACGACCTACCGCACATCCGACCACTCCGGCGAGGACTCCGAGTCCGCGTCAACAGCCCACTCCTCGACTTCGCAACCGCCGCGGAGCGCCTCGTCGGAGCTCTCCTGCGACACCACGACGGGTCAACCCGCACCATCCTCGCCGTCCACCGCGACACCGCGACCGTCGAATGGCGCGACCACCAGACCGAAGCCACTCAGCTCGTCGACTTCGACACCGCCAAGCTCTGGACAGACGGCGCAACCGTGGTACACCGACTCCAGTGACCAGCCGCACCAAGCACGGAAAAAGGATCGGACGGCCCCCGACCTTCACCGGCGCGCCAGAGCCAGCAGCCTCTGAAATCCTTGCCTGGCTGTACGACGGCGGCTCGCTGCTCGCCTACTGCCGACAGGAAGGCAAGCCCAAGCGCCAGACCATCTACGACTGGGTCGAGCGCGACCCATCCTTCGGCGGGCAGTTCGCGCGCGCGCGCGAAGCCGGCGCCGGGGCCTGGATCGAGGAGGCCGTCGAGATCGCACGCGACACCGACCCAGAGCACGTGCAGGTCGCCAAGCTGCAGGTAGACACGGCGTTCAAGCGCGCCGCCTGCTTCGCCCCGCACCTCTACGGCACCAACCGCACGCAGCTCGCCGGCGACCCGGCAGCGCCGCTCGTCGTGAAGCAGGAGGGGCCGCAGGCCCCTTCGGCACCGCAGAACATGGCCACCTACCTCGCCAAGCTCGCCGAGGCAGCGAAGCGCATCGAGGCAGGTGGCGAAGACAGCTGAGCGTGAGGCCGTAGCGCGAGAGGCCTTCGCCGCCGCCTTCGAGGCCGTCTGCCCGGGCGTCCTCGGCAACCCCTACATCCCGCACTGGCCGCACCCGCCGCAGGCGCTGTTCCTTGGCTTGCACAAGACCAGGCCGTCGGGAGGTCGCGTCATGCAGGCGCTGTACGGGGGGGCCGCCGGCGGCGGAAAGTCGGATGCCCTGCTGATGTCGCTCGCGCAGATGGCGTGGCAGCACGGCGAGTTCCAGGCGCTGACGCTGCGCCGCACGTACGCCGACCTCGCCTTGCCCGGCGCGATCATGGACCGCGCGCTGGCGTGGTGGAAGCCGCGCGGCGTCGCGTGGTCGGGTGAGACGAAGACGTTCACGTTCCCGAGCGGCGCGCGCGTCTCGTTCGGATACCTGCAGGACCCCACCGACCACCTGCGCTATCAGGGCGCAGAGTTCCACCAGACCTGCTGGGACGAGCTGACGCAGTTCCCGGTCAGGTCGCAGTTCGACTACGTCGGCATCACCCGCGTCCGCCGCCGCGAGGGCTGCACGATCCCGCTGCGCACGCTCGGTGCCAGCAACCCAGGCGGACCAGGCCACGAGTGGGTCAAGTCGCTCTTCGTCGGCGACGAGGTCGCCAACATCGACGCCGAGCTGCCTGGCTGCTTCGTGTCGGCGCGCATCCAAGACAACCCGAGCCTGGACGGAGCCAGTTACCTCGCCGGCATGCGGCACCTACACCCGACCGTGCGCGCGCAGCTCGAGCACGGCGACTGGAGGGCGCGCGAGCCGGGCGACTACTTCCGGCGCGAGTGGTTCGGGGCGCTGCTCGGTGCCGAGGACATCTGGCCGAGCCGTGACTGCCTGCGCGTCCGGTGGTGGGACCTTGCCGCGAGCGAGAAGCAGGACGCCGCTCGCACGGCCGGTGTGCGCATGGCGCGCCACCGGGCCGGCGTGCGGGCCGTCGAGCACGTCGTGGCCTTCCGCGCGACGCCGGGCAAGCGCGACGACCTGATCGTGCAGACGGCGCAAGCGGACGGCTTCGGTGTGACCGTGGGCCTGGAGATCGAGGGCGGCAGCGGCGGCCCCGCGCAGTTCGAGGCGCTCTCCGGCCGCCTGCGCGCGATGGGCTACCGCGTCGTCGGCGCGCGGCCCCGCGTCGGCGGGCCGGACCTGACGGATCGAGAGCGCGCGCACATGCTCCGGCAGCCAGGCAGCGAACTGGGCAAGGCAGGGCGCGCCGACCCTGTCGCGTCTTGCCTGGAGCGCGGCTACCAGCGCCGCGGCGAAGCGCCGAACACCGGCGGGCCCTGGTGGGGCCTTGACGCTTCCGTTGGCGTCGCTGCCGAGCGAGACGGCCTGCGCCTGTTCGCTGGCAGCTGGACGTCGGAGTACCTCGACGAGCTGGAGGCGTTTCCTGACGGGCCGCGGTGCGACGTGGTCGACGCAACGAGTGGCGCGTGGGCCTGGCTGGAGGCCCATCCGGTCGGCGGAGCGCAGGCTCCGCTACGGCCGGCGCCGAAGACCGTGACCGACCCTCTCGACCAGCACCCCGACGAGCGCGACGAGCAGGAACGCGGCCGACGCCTGTGATCGGTTCCGCACCATGGGGTCTTGACGGCCCCAGATGGGGGCGGATGATCCGGGGCACCGCATGGTCTCGGAACTCCGTTACCGCAACGCGCAGGCGCAGCAGCTGTTCGTCCAGGCGCTGTCGTCTGCCTGGCGCAACGGCGTCCAGGTCTACGACGTCTCGACCTGGCTGACCCGCGACCCGGAGGCCGAGGACAAGATGCTGCGCGACGGCGACATCGCGTACGCCGTCGAGTACCGACAGTCCCTCGTGGCTGGCCGGCAGTGGGACCTGCAGCCTTCCGTCGAGGGCTCGCCTCGCGCGGACATGTCCTTGATGGTCGGCCGGCAGCTGCTGTCCAAGCTGAAGCGCTTCACGGCGTCGCGCAAGCTGCTGGCCCGTGCGTTCTTCCACGGCGCGCGCTACGCCCGAATCCACGGCGAGACGCGGCGCATGACGCTCGGCGACGGCCGCGAGCGGTGGTGGTGGATGCCTACGATGCTCGAGGACGTGGACAAGCGGGCCATGCGCATCGTGCCGCACAACGACGGCAAGACGGTGACGGCGACATGGCAGCGGTGGGATGTGCCTGGTGCGCGGTGGGTGGACCTCACGGAGCACGAAGCCGCCCACATGGTGCGGCACGTCTACAACGACGAGCAGGGCACGCTGGGCTACGGCCGCGCGCTGCGCGAGGCCCTCGGCTGGTGGTGGCACACCAAGGCCCACGTGTTCAGCGAGTCGACGCAGGCGGCGGAGCGGTTCTCGCAGGGCATCATTCACGCCAAGATCGACGGCCTGCGCGATGCCAGCAGTGCACAGCCGAACAGCACATTGATCGACGACTGGGTGACGGCGATCGAGAACATGCGCGGCCGCCATGTGATCGTCAGCGACCGCAGCGACGACATCCAGGTGATCCAGGGCAACGGCGAGGGCTGGCAGCTGCTCAAGGACCTGCGCGACGAGATGCGCACGGTGATCGTGACGCTCGTGCTGTGCGCGAACCTCACGACCTCGGCCAGCAAGGGCGGCAGCTACGCGATGGCCGAGGTGCAAGAGAACTCCACCGAGGCGCTGATCCAGTTCGATCGCGAGTCGCTGGAGGAGACGCTCACCGACCACTTGCTCGGGTGCGTCTGGTGGAACAACTACGCGAACCTGCAGGAGCTCGGAATCGCGGAGGAGATGCCGCGGTTCAACATCAGGCAGGAGAAGCTGACCGACCCGCTGCAGCGCGCGCAGGTGGCTCAGATGCTGCACGCCATGGGCGTGCCGCTGTCGCGGCAGGACATCCACGAGCAGACCGGGTTCCGCATGCCGCAGGACGGTGAGCCGGCGTTGGAAGGCGCGCAGCCGATGCAGCCGGCGCCGCTCGGTGGCCTGGGGATGCCTGCTGGGTTCGCGCGGTGAACCTCGACCCGTCGAAGTGGCTGGAGTCGATGGGCGACCACTACGCCCGGTTCTACGCCGAGGCGGTGCAGGACCTGCTTCTGGCGACGGTGAAGGGCGACCCTGCTCCGCTCGAGGATGCCCGTGCGCGGCTGCGCAACGTCATCAGCGAGACGATGGGCGTGGGTGAGGTGGTAGGCGCGATGATCATGCTGCGGCAGGCCGCGGCTGTGCTGCGGCAGGACCGCCCCTCGATGCTGCGCGCCGAGCGCGATCGGTTGATGGCGTTCGAGTCGCAGTCCCTGCTGCCGAGCGTGACGTTCCGCGAGGCGCTCGACGAGATGGTCGGCCGTGTGCCGGTGACGCTGAAGGACGCGGCCGAGCGCACAGCGGGCCGGATCGCGTACGCATACGGGCAGGGCCGGGTCGTCGCGTTCGCCAAGGCGGCCGACCAGGCGGTGACAGAGCGAGTGCAGCAGCTGCTGGTCAAGGCGCTGCGCGAGGGCGTTGGCGAGGGCGAGGCGGCAAGAGAGATCCGCACGACGGTAGAGCGCGTCCGGCAGGAGACGGAGCCGTGGTCGGACGCCTATGCGCGCATGGCGTTCCGGACGAACGTGAACACCGCGGTGACGGCGGGACGGTTTCGGCAAGCGCAGGACCAGGACATCCGCGACATCGTGCCGTGCTTCCGCTTCGATGCGGTTGGCGACGGCGACACGCGCCACAACCACCTCGCCGCGAACGGCCTAATCTTCCGGTCCGACAACCCCGTCTGGAACAAGATCGCTCCCCCGCTCGGCTACAACTGCCGCTGCCAAGTGTCGAGTGTGAGCGTGCCGATGCTGCGGCGCGCCGGACGAATCAGCAAGGACGGCAAGATCCAAGAGGACACGCTGCCGTCTGGCGTTTTCCCCGACGAAGGGTTCCGGCATACCGGCCGCCCCGACCTGTTCATCACCACCTAGCCAGTCACATGGTCAACCTCGTATCGCTCACCACAGCGGACAGGGCGTTCTTCAGCGACGTCCAGACCGCCAACTTCCCGATCTGGTCGTTCTTCCAGCGGCCCAACGACACCACGGCATACAGCGTGGGCGACGTCATCAGCAACTCGACCAGCACGGCGTGCCAGCTGCACTTCCCGGGCTCTGGAGCGAGCGGGATGATCAACGCGGCGCACCTCGTGATCGAGAGCGCCGGCGCGACGGCCGACTTCGAGCTGTACATCTTCGACCGCCCGGTGACGGACCACCTCGACAACGCGGCACTGTCGTTGTCGAGCGGAGACCTGACTGCGTGTGTCCACCGGTTCACGTTCCTGAACGGTGCGCGGAGCGCGGTCAATGCGACGACTCACTTCTACGAGATGGACGGCAACGTCCGCTTTCAGACGGGCCGCTCGTTCACCACGACGACCGGAGCGCTGTACGGGCTTCTGGCCCTGCGCGGTGGCGCGTGGACGCCGACTGGGTTGACCCGCGTCGTGGTTCGTCTGTCCCTGGAGTCCAAGTAGGGCGATGGCGATGCGGCGGGATGCGGATGACTGGCCGCAGACTCGCGAGAGGCTGCGTCAGATCGTCGAGCAGCAAGGGGCCACGACGGTGGCCAGCGAGATCCCCGTCGGACGCACCACGCTGTTTCGGCTGTTGCGAGGAGACACGCAAGCGCCGAGCTTGCCGACGCAGGAGTGCATCGAGCGGTTCGTGGACGACGCCGAGCTGGGCACGAGGCGTTCCAGGTGGAACGGCTGACATAGGCGGCCGCAGTAGGGTGCGGTGGATGACCGACACCCTGACCATGGCTGGTTCTGGCTACCGTGCGACGCGCTCGTCGGACGGCGTGCTGACGGTGCACAGCGTCCCGATCTTCGTCGAGTGCAGCCGCGGCGAGCACGAGTTCGACGGCGAGTGGATCGAGGCTGCCGTCGCGAAGGCGCAGAGCTCGGCGTCCGAGGGTTACCTGCCGCCGCTGCACGTGCGGCACCACGAGGACGGCGTCGACGTCAAGCCGGCTGGGTTTTTTCGCATCTCGGGCACCGACAAGATCCGCTTCAAGGGCGAGCCGCGCCTGGCGGTCTTGGCTGACCTGGTCATCACCGACCCGGCGGTGGCGGCCGAGGTGCTGGCGAAGCGCTACCCGTACCGCAGCGTCGAGATCTTCAACGTCAACCAGCCCGCGTTCGACTCGCTGGCTTTGCTCGACCACGAGGCTCCGTTCCTGGAGCTCCCGATGCTGATGGTGTCGCGCGTCGAGCGCGTCGAAGAATCTGGCGCGCGCGTTCCAGGTGGAACAACCGCGGGCAAGTCGGGTTCTACGTTTCGCGCCATCTTCAGGCGTGGCCTGCGAGCTGCCCTGCTGTTCAACATGGACGACCAGACCACCACAACTGCTGACGCCGCCGCCAACGGCGCGGCTCCCGCTGCTGACCTGCAGGCCGCCATCGCGTCCGTCATGGCTGCGATCAAGGCCGGCACGATCCCGGCCGACGTGATCGCGCAGCTCTGCGACGCGCTCAAGGACCAGATGGCGGCCGTGTCGCCGCTGACCATGGGCTACGACGAGCCGGCAAAGGCTCCGTCTCCCGGCGCCGGCCGCGCTTCGATGAAGCGCGACGAGGACAGCGAGCTGCGCGTCCAGATGGCGCGCATGGCTGGCGAGCTCGAGGCCGAGAAGGCGAAGGCGGCCGAGTTCCGCGGCGAGATCCTGCGCAAGGAGCAGGTGGCCATCGCGCTGAAGCGCCTGGAAGGTCGTCCGCTGGGTGCCGATCTGGAGCAGAAGCTGGTTGCCTTCCACAAGACGCACGGCGAGGCCGCGTTCGCCGCGTACGTCGAGGCCTTCGCGACGAGCGTGGGGCCGCTGGTGAAGGACCACAGCCAAGCGATCGCGCTGAAGGCCGCCGAGAAGGTGCCGGCAGTCGCGATGAAGTACGAGGCGCAGGGGCCCGACGCGGTGCGGAAGGCGCTGCGGTTCTCGCAGGAGTGGGACGAGCTGTCGGCGCACGGCGCCGTGCGCGTCTCGCAGGAGCGCTACGTCGAGATCCACATGGGTCTCGCCAACCGGAACAACTGACACAGGAGACTGAACCATGGCAAACCTCACCGCTGCCCAGGTGAACCTGGGCTTCGGCCGCGCCAAGACGCGCAGCTACGTCGTCGCGAACTCCACGACCCTCTACGCGGGGTCGCTGGTCGCGATCAACACCTCCGGCTTCCTCGTGAAGCTCGCCGACACGTCCGGCTTCCGTCCGGTCGGCATCTTGCAGCAGACCGTCACTGGCGACACCACCGCGACGCCGCCGGTGGAGGGGATCGTCGACGTCTCGGGCGTCACGCTGCAGAACGTCGCGATCGCCGGCACGTTCGTCCAGGGCGACGTGCGCAGCTTGATCTACTGCTCGACGGACAACCCGGCCGACTGCACGAAGACCGCAGCAACCAACATCAAGGCGATCGGCTACGCCACTCGCTTCCGCTCCGCCGGCTTCGGCGACGTGACGTTGTTCACGCCCGAAGAGCAGTACGGCCTCAACTGACCCAACCGGAGACCTGACAAATGTCCACCATTCTCACCAGCAACGTTCTGGTCAACGGTCTGCGGTCGGAGTTCACCGACACGTACACCAAGGTCCGCGACCGAGTCGCCGACAGCCGCATCGCGGCTCTCATGGATTTGTCGATCAACGTCGACAACCGCCAGAAGGAGTTCGCGTACTTCGAGGCCGGCCCGCACGCCGAGTTCTGGCGTCGCGGCGATCCCATCCCGACGGACGCGATGGGCTCGGTGCGCTTTACGGCCACCGTGCACAACTTCGGACGTCGCGTGCAGTGGCACCGCGACGACCGGATGGACGACCAGACGCAGTCGCTGCTCGACGCGGCGCGCATGGCGGGCGAGTCGTTCGCGCTTCTCCCTGAGCGCATGTTCTTCGACCTGATCACGAACACCGCCAACACGCTGCCGGCGATCCCGCTCGCTCCGGACGGTGCGGCGATGTTCGCGACCACGGCCAACAGCGCCAACCGCTTCGGTGTGTCGAGCGGCAACTCGCTGACCCGCACGGGCGTCGCGTCGGTCACCGACCTGCAGACCGACTACTACCGCGCCATCAACCAGTTCATGCTGATGCAGGACGGCAAGGGCCAGCCGCTGTTCGCGCCGGAGACCATCGCAGCCGGCACGATCGTCGTCGCGCCTGCCAACCTCAGCCGCCTGTTCGAGCAGGCGTTCCTGCAGAAGTTGGTCCAGGGCTCCAGCGCCGGCGTCAGCAACCAGATCATCGACGCAGCGCGCAACGTCGACCTGATGATCACGCCGCGCCTGACGGGCAGCGACTGGTTCGTGTTCCTGAAGAACCCGCCGAAGAAGTCGACGTTCACCGTCACGCGTCAGGCGGTGGTCGAGCAGACCTCGTTCCAGGGCGACAACAACAGCGACCAGGTGCGCCAGTCGCTGCAGGAGTCGATCCAGTGGGACGCCCGCGTCGGCGCGGGCATCGCGCTGCCGTACGCCGCGATCAAGCTCGGCTGAGCGGCCTGACAAAGCACAAGGGCCGCCGCCTCTCGGGATGGGGCGGCGGCTCTTTTCCTATCCATCCCCATCACTGAACCAGAAAGTCCCTGGAGTGAAGCAATGAGCAGTCACGAGATCCCCCCGACCGAGCCCGTCACCACCATCGCGCGCACCGGCAAGAAGCCGAAGGCGGAGAAGCCGTCGCGCAAGAAGCTGGACGGCTCCGACTTCGCGGTCAACCTCGACCACCACAAGGCGGTGATGTCGCGGTCGTACTGGTACTGGATCGGCACCTTGCCGAGCTGTCCCACCGAAGGTGCGTACGCTGGCGGAGAGTGCTTCCCGAAGATGGAGGAGGTGGTGCTGAAGGACGGCGCCGGCGGCAGCCGTCGCGTCCCCGTCATCGGCGCGCTGGTGAAGTGGGACCAGGACCAGATCGAGTTGGTGCGCGAGCGACTGCAGCGGACGGTTGTTCGATTCACCGACGGCGGCAAGAAGTCGTCGGCCGAGGCGTCTGGCACCGTGTCCGACGCGATGGGCGACAACGGCCTCAACCTGCGCCGGAAGGGGTTCCTCATCACGATACCGACTGAGGCCGAGGTGCAGCAGCGCCGCGAGTCTGGGTCTCCGGTGATCCCCTACTCGCGCCAGGCCGGCGACGAGCCGCTGGCCCGGTACGTCTTCGCGCAGCTGTGCGAAGACCAGGAGCGCCCTGGCCGTGGCGAGTTCTACCCGCAGCCGTTGGAGGTCACTGGGCTGGAGTGGCCCAGCGACAACTGACTGACCAACTGAGGAGCACACATGTCCGGCACCCCTACCGAAGCAGAGATCCAGACGCAGTGGAAGAACGCGGTCAACATGCTGGAGTCGATCCGCAACTACGCGGACGGCACGCTGGCCAACGGTGGCGGGCTGCTGGACCTCGTCGAGCAGAACGTCGAGGGTGAGTACCTGCCCGTCTACCTGCCGCAGGTGACGCGGCAGGCGCGTGCGGCGTTCTCGTCGCTGCTCGACCCGCAGGTTGCGCGGTCGATCATGGAGCCCGTGCTCTACGAGTACGCGCCGCTTCTGTCCTCTGGCCTCGGCGCCAACTACAGCACGCCGCAGCAGCTGGCTCGCGCGCTGTACGAGTTCTACGTCGCGGGATCGAAGACGATCAAGTCGCGGACGATCACGTTCGGGTCGGCGTCGGCCGGCGGCAGCAACGTCGGCAACTACAGCGTCTCGCGCCTGACGGTGGACGAGAACAACTTTCCGCTGGAGGCCTGCACGGTGGAGACGAAGGTGCTGCGCTGCCGGCAGGACCGCAACACCGGCGTCGTGCAGCACGCGGAGGCGTTCGAGGTCTTGGGTGCGCCGCGCAGCCAGGACAACCTTCTGCGCGCCTCGTTCGGCTCCGGCGACACGCGCAACACGATCATCGCGATGCACGCTGGCAGCAGCACGGGCGGAAGTTTGCTGAACAACTCGACGTTCAGCTCCTACAGCGCGAGCTCGTCGCCGAAGTTCAGCAGCTGGACGGAGACGGCTGGCGGCGCGTCGCTGAGTCAGGACACGACCAACTTCTACCGCGGCGCGCCCGGCACGGCGACCGACGCCAGCCTGAAGATCACTGGCGGCGGCGGCACAGTGACGATCACGCAGACGCTGGATCAGATGCGGGTGCAGTCGCTGGACTTTACCCGCCCGTACCTGTTGCGGGTGATGCTGAACAAGACGATCGGAACGGCCAGTGGCGGCACGGTGACAATCACCTGCGGCAGCCAGTCGACGAACGTGACGATCGCGGCGCTCGGCTCCGGCTGGCAGGAGCTGCTGCTCCCGATCGGGCAGAACCTGTGGCCGAAGCGATTCAACCAGAACGGGTTCGCCGTCTCGATCAGCTGGGCGAGCAGCACGAGCGGATTCCTGCTGGTCGACGACGTGATCTTCGCGCCGTGGACGCTGGTGGACGGCACGTACTGGTCGGTGCGTCCGACCGGCACGACGGTGACCAACTGCTTGGTGGACGACCGCTACACGGTGACGGACACCGGCGGCGCGCCTGCGACCGCGAAGCTCCAGTACTACCTTTGGCTGTCCGGTCTCGGCTACCTGCCGAGCAGCGGAACGCCGACGATCGCAGACCCGTAACCAGAGTGGCACCATGACCGTCACCACATACGCCAGCCCAGGCCTGGATAGCCTCCGCAGCCAGAAGTACACGATGACGGCTGCGGCGGTCGGCGCGGCACAGAGCGCGGGCCTGTTCGTCTACGGACAGGCGTTCGCGGCGCAGGGCGAGAACGAGGTGTGGGACATTGGGGATCAGGTCCAGTGCGACTGGATCACAATCGGCGCTGACGAAGCTGTCGACGCGCGGATCAACCTGGTCGACGGCCCGATCTTCGAGGCATTGGTTTATCCGCGCGATGCGGGGGTGACGCAGACGATCGTCGACGGACAGCTGCGCCTCGTCGTGCCGAGCAATCGCCGGCTGCGCATCGAGATCAACGGCGACCGGCGCAGCCCGCTCCACTTGTTCGTCAGTCTGCCGCAGCCTGCGCTGCCGGGCGGCTCGGTCGCGTACACCACCGAAACCAGCGTTGCCGCTGGTGCGGCTCTGCACTTCCCGCCGGGAGTGCACATTGTCACTCCAGGCTTTGTGCTGGGCGACAACTGCACGGTGACGGTGCAGGGTGGCGCGGTCGTCATCTTCAACGACCCTGACGTGACGGGCACCGCAGCGAGCGCGACGGCTAGCTCGGTGACGGTCACCGGTACGCCGTGGACGGCTGGGGCGTTCAACGGCGCGGAAGTCCGCATCACTGGTGGCACGGGCAGTGGACAGGTCCGCACCATCACGACCAACACCAACAACACGCTCAACGTCACGCCGAACTGGACGACCAACCCGACGAGCGGCTCGACGTTCACCATCCTGGCGGCACGTCGTGCGGGCTTCGACATTTCGGCCCTGAATGCCAGCAACAACCTGAGCGGCGTCACAATCCAGGGTCATGGTGTCATCACCAGCCTTGCACAGCGAGCGAACGCCGAGCAGGTGCAGTCGTTTGCCAACTCGGTCAAGTACTGCCCGATCGCCACGGACACTGTCAGCACGTCGCCTGTCAACTGCCGCGTCATTGGACCAACGTTCGTGCGGTGGCCGTACTACTTCCAGTACGGGGGCGCGCACTACCTGCGGAACGTGCAGTGGCTCAACCCGTGGACCTACAACAGCGACGGATTCCAGCCGGGGCGCAAGAGCTTGTCCGACAACGTGGCTCTAGTCTGCGACTCGTTCTCCTTCTGCGCAGACGATGGCGTCAAGCTGTTTATGCCAAGTCACCGCATGACGATTCAGAACACGTTCATTGTCGCGGGGCGCGCCAACTGCTTCAAAGTCGGCTACTTCGGCAACAACGTAAACGACTCCAGCGGCGCGACCATCGTCGACTGCGACGCGATGAACCTTGGCGACGCAGACGCCAACACCAACGGCCCGCTCGTCTATCCAAATCGAGGCACCCAATGCATCGTGTCGTGTTTCGTGGACAAGCCGAACGCGCAGGCCGACCAAGGCTATTACAATATCACCGTCAAGGGCCTGCGCGTCTGGGGCCGCATGTACTCGCGCCTGTGGTGCTTCCAAAACGTGCAATATCCGTTCGTCGGCGTCCCCGCGCAGGACGCCGCCGGCCAGATCTTCGACGTGCTGTTCGATGACGTGGAGACCGAGGCGGTGCCTGAGCAGCCGTCGCTGATCCTGGGCCGCGACTCCATCAGCACGCCGCACGACCTGACGTTCTCCGAGGTCTACCTCGGAGGGACGAAGCTGACGAGAGGCAACTACGCCAGCTACGTCACGGTCAACTCGTTCCCGTACAACCTGACGTGGGACGACGCAGAGCCGATCGTGCAGCCGTCGGTCACTGCGAATGCCGAGCTGCTGTGGTCGGCCATTGAGCGGTCGTACGACAGCGACTCGCTAGTGAGCTTGACCAACATCAGGGACCGTTCGGCCACGACGATCAACACGACGGTCGGCTACGACGCGGCGCAGGGCGTTATCGACCTTTGGCCGACGTACGCGCAGCTGCCGTACGACCCGTCGGATCGCGTTCACGTCGAGACCGCCAAGCGCGCGGTGATCGCGCTGCTGTGGTCGCGCGGCGGAACGGCCACGAACGTCGCGAAGATCGAGTGGGGCGAGGTGTTCGGCTCTGACGGCATGCTGGCAGCGATGCGCAAGACGCAGTCCCGTGCACGCATCGTGCCGACAACCAACAGCGACCTCGTCGCAAGCCGCAGGGATCGAGACGGGGTGAAGAAACGCCCGTGGAGCGACCCAGACAGTCTGCCCACCAACTATCTGCCACTCGACAGGAGCTCGGCCACCGATGTCTGACACCGTCGATCCTGGCGACAAGGTCCGCCGCGTGCAGGCGAACCTGTCGAACCCGGACAAGATCCTGAAGCAGATCGGCGCGCTGATGGTTGCCGAAAGCCAAGAGGCGTTCGCGCAGCAGAAGTTTGCCGGCAAGCAATGGCAGCCGCGCAAGGTGCCGAACGTTTTCGCGCTGATTGCCGACTTCGCCGCCGGCAAGAAACCGCCGGCCAGGCGCTTCGAGGCTCGGCCGGCGCTGCGCGACACAGGCCGGCTTGCCGCCTCGATTGCGTTTCGCGTCGCCGGCAACGCCACGGAGGTCGGCACCAACCTCCCGTACGCCGCGACGCTGAACGACGGCGGCGAGACGCAGAGCGAGAAGATCACCGAGGCCGTGCAGCAGAACCTGTGGAAATGGCTGAAGGGTGCCGGAAAGCAGTGGCACAAGCAGCTCGGCTGGCTGCTGAACAAGCGGTTCCGTGACCAGCGGCTGACGGCGACGATTCGCCCCAGGCAGTTTGTCGGCTTGAGTGAGCAGACGATCGCCGACATCAACGAGACCATCGGCGCGGAGATCGCGCAGAACCTCACCTTGGGAGGCTGACCGGTGGTCTCCTCGAGCAGCGCCAAGATCGCCCGGGCGCCGGGCAGGATCGTCATCAACCCGACACTGGAGCCGAGCACCAACCCCTACCCGTTCGGCGGGAAGGAGGTCGGCAAGGTCAACCAAGTGCGCTTCGCGCGCACGTCGTCGCCGATTCCGATCTTCCACGAGGGCAGCGGCGAGGTTGGCGATGTCCTTGAGGGCCCGAACCGGTATGCATTCAGCTGCTTCTTGCGCGGCTGGGACGACGACGCGATCACGGCGCTCTTCAGCGGTCAGGTTTCTGTCGGTGCGGACACTGGCCACGCTGTGGCGCTGTTCCCGTCGTTGCTCAACCCAGGGAACTCGGCCTTGGCGCGAGGAGTCAAAATCCTGTACGTGCCCGACGACGTGCTGCATGTGCCGGCGCTGTTCGTCTACAACGCCGTGTCGAGTCTGCAGGAGGGTGCGGACCTGATGTGGAGCCGGACGACGGAGCTGGGTGTCCCGATGTCGTTCGAGTGCACGCGGGACGCCTATGGCCGTGTCGCGGCGATTGGCCGGCTCGGCGACCTTCGCCTGGTGCCCGCATGAACGAGATCGTCGACGTCCTGCAGCTGCTCGCCGTGCTGGCTTGCGCGGTTCTGGGGGCGCTGTGTCTTCGCCGGAGTCGCCGAGAGCCGGAGTCGGTCGACCTGGACAGCCCGCGGTACACGCGCTGGCTGCGCGCCGGCCGCCCGCAGCCGTTGGCGTGGTTCCTGTCGTTGTCGGAGTCGCAGCAGGAGGCGCTGGCCGGCCTGGCCGAATCCTGGCTGCAGGACGTGCTGATCGCGGCGGGGTGGGCGGTCAGGGACCCCGAGGCGGCGCATCTTGGCCTGCGTGCGCAGCAGGGCGACGCGGCTGCCGAGGCCGAGCTGCTGGACCGGGTCAGTCGCGCGCTGCCAGGCCGTCGAGGTCCTGGGGGCGTGGTGGGGGCGCACGAGCAGGCGCTCGCGCACGCCGCCTTGGACGCCGTGGCTGCCAGCAGGCCGGCGAATCCGACCGAGGAGCTCCTGGGCATGGGCGGCCTGTCGGAGCGTCGCCTGGCGCGGGAGCAGGCGGAGCAGCGCCAGCAAGCAGCCTCGGCGTCGTTCCTCGGCCAGCGGCCGTCGGGGGTCGCGTGAACCCCTGGCAGTTTGCTCAGCAGGTCAAGCACGTCCTCCAGCGGGCGGTCTGGGACGGGACCGACGGCCAGCTGCTGTTCGGCGCGACTGGATCGGTGGCGGTGTTCGCGGGCATGCCGACGCCCGACCAGGTGCCGATTGCCTACCCGTGGGCGCTCGTCGGAATCGACGGCGGCGAGTTCGACCCGGATCACCCGGACATCATGACGCATCGGTTCTCGGTCACGATCGGAGCGCTGGTCGCCGGCGACCGCATGGGCGAGATGGCGCTGATCGGCGGATCGGCCGCGGCGCTGACTCGGTCCGGCAACCGGGGCGTCGCTGAGGTGTCGGCGCGTGCGCGGCAGTACGTGCAGGCGCTGACCGGGGCCGACGGATGCCGCGTGGTGCTGCAGGGCGTCAGCACGTCGCCGCCGGCGGCGATGGACGGCGCGCGCCATCTGGCGATGGAGCAGACCATGCTGCAGGCGGTGTGCACCGCGCAGCCGTTCTACGATCACCCCCAACGGCTGAAGTACGCCGGCGGGAAGTGGACGTGGTCGGCTGACCACTGCAAGGCGCGGTTCGACTTCCTGCAGTTCCGGCTGGTCCGAAAGGCTGGCACCTCGGCGCCGATCTCGCCGAGCGACGGCACGACGGTGTACACGGGGACTGCCCTGGAGTTCACCGGCGCTGCGACGGCCGGCAATACGTACGGGATCTTCGCCGACTACAACGCACGCGGCGGGACGGCGGTCGAGGCTTCAAGCTCGTCGGTGGTGGGCAGCTTCCGGGTGGTCTGATGCGCCCGGGTAACCGCGACGACATGGTGATCCAGGTGCGGATGCCCGAGCCTGGGGCCGCGCCGTCGTCGCAGGGCGGGACCACCGAGGACGACGCGGCCGCGCCAGCGCGGAGGACCAAGTCGCCGCAGGGCCGAGGCCTGGTCAAGAAGGCGCTGAAGGTTGGGCTGCTGCGGAAGCTGTTGTCCCGTTCGGCGCTGGCCGGAGCGGTGGCGACTGTCGGGCGATCCGTGGTCGGCATGGCAGCCACGCCGCAGGGTGCCCTAGCGGCTATGGCGGCGATGGCTGGGCTGGCCTCGCTCCGGGCAATGAGCGGGAGGACGCTGGAGTCCATGGGCTGGCAGCTGGAGTACGAAGCGCTCGGCGACGCTCCTGCCGACGCAGCGGCCGCGCTGGCGGCGAGAGCCTCGATGCATCCGTACCTGCTGCGGTACGTGGCGCAGAACGGGTTCACGCCTGCTGCGCGGGCGATCTACGACCTGGAGTTGCGCAACTGGCGCGACGAGATGCGCGGTCGGGCGCAGTTCATGCGCAGCCAGGACTTCCAGGCCAATAGCACGGTTGACCTCGTGCTGCTGGCGACGGCCAAGGCTGCCGCGCGCGCCTGGAACGACAGCGCCGGGCCGAAATGGACGGCGACGCTGATGCGGCACCTTCGAGGGCTTCCGCTGACGGCTGAGGATTTCTCGATCAACCAGGGAGACATCAAGTGAGCAACCAAGAGCTGAAAATCCGAGTCGTGCTCGACACCGAGACCGCCAAGAAGCAGCTCGGCGACCTGGTCAACGGCGCTGGAGCCGGAGCTGGCGGCGCCGGCGCAGGATCTGGTGGCGGCGCTGGTGGCGGCGGCGGAGCTGGTGGCGGCGGCACCGGAAAAGGCGGCGGCTCGATCGGCTCCCGCCTGGCTGCCGGGCCGAAGCTGGCGATCGACACGCTGCGTGGCGGGCTGCTCGACCCGACGTTTCAGTCGTTTGGCTCGATCGCCGACGAGGGCCTCGGCGGGTACGGGAGGAGCATCGAGACCGCCCTGTTCGGCACTGCCGGAGCCGAGGCGAGAGCCGCCGGCCGGACGCGAGAGCAGATCCAGAGCATGTTCGCGATGCAGGCCAGCCGAGAGGGACAGATTCCGGCTCAGGCGTTCTCGGTGCGCGACCAGTTGTACAGGTGGAGCCGCGACGAGGAGATCGGCCGCACGATGATCGAGAAGGACGACCGCTTCCGGCAGACCCTCGAGCAGGCCGCAGAGAAGATCGGCAGGACGACGGCGGAAAGCGTGAGCGGGTCGATTGAGTCGGCGGTGCGCAACCTGCCGGTCGGGAGGTAAAGACGGACCATGGCGCTGACCAACCCACTACGGATCGACTACGGCACCATCTCCTGCGGAGGCTCGTCGAACACGTACCAGCTCACCGGGGCGTACGTCATCGACAAGACCTTCACGTCGCTGCGGCTTCAGTTCGACGTGTTGATTGCCGCTGGTTCCGCCAGTGAGCTCCAGTCGCTGTCAAACACTCTGGAAACGGAGTTCCGCAAGCGCGACAAGAACCTCGTCATCGCGATCGGTCTGGCGACGTGGACGTACACCAGCGGCACGACGCTGTTCAACGTCTACGCGAGCGCGAGCAAGTCGGGCGACCCGACGTACGACCGCGGAACGAGTCGCCTGTACACCTGCACGGTGACGGGCGAGCTGACGGCCGACGACCGCAACGGCCTCCGAGACTTCACATGCAACGTAGACCTCGGCTCCAATCGGCAGATGGTGGTCAGCATGCAGGGGACGTACACAGCGACGGCCTCTACGAGTGCTGTCGCGCAGTACCTAGCGCAGTTCGACAGTGAGGCCACCTCGCTTTTGACGGCCGTCGGTTCTGGGCGGACGTTTGAGCTGGTGGACGAGAGTTACGACCGCGACCGCAACAACGCGCTGTGCAACTTCCGGCGAACGTACAAGCAGATAATCTACAACCAGGGCGCGACGCTCGACGTGCCGGAAGTGGTTGACCACCGCATCGGGTTCAGCGACACAAGCAGCTATCCTGGCGATTCCAGGCAGGGCATCTACCGTCTTCGCCGCGTTGTCTGCTCGTTCGACTGCACGCTGCGCATCGACAGCGGCAACCCGCCGAGCGGGGCGCAGCCTGACCCGCGCACGATCTACAACACGAAGGTGCGCGACTTCATTCAGCAGCGGTTCGCTGCCATGTTCGTGCCGCAGGTCTACGCCATCGACGGAGAGCAGCTGGGGTTCGACATGGCGAGCAGCCGGCTGTCGGCGACGGTGCAGTTCCTGTATCAGCCGGCGGGGGCGGCCCGCATCGTCGAGATCAACGAGTCCGTGACTGTTCGGGAGGCCCGGCAGATCGACTACACGCCGGTGCACAACCAGAGCGAATACGCCTACTACGCCGACCCTGGCTGGGCTGTCCGTGAGCGAGTCTGGAACAGGACCGTGGTCGTGATAGGCAACGACACGCCGAAGTACCGCATCGGCCAGCAGGCCCAGAGTGGCGACGCGGGCCTGTTCGACGAGCGCGTCGCCGGCATCCAGGGCGTCGACCAGCGAAACTCGGGCAACGTGCAGCGCAGCGGCTGGAACATCGTCAGCAACACGTCGAGGGCCGAGAAGCGGTGGATCGGCGACCCGTCGACGCAGCGGCAGATCGAGCACACGATGCTGATCGAGGAAGTCGTTGAGCGCTGGCACCAGATTCCGTCTTTGGTGACCAGCTCCAGCGGCGGCGGCGCGGTGCCTGGCGGTGGCGGCGGCCCGATCACGTCTGGAGGTGCGTGATGCCGACGCAAGTCAGCATCGGCAACGTGTTCCTGGCGGCGTCGGCGCCGGTGACGTGGCGTCTGGTGACTGGCGTCACGCCGTACCAGACGTCCATGTCGGTCCATCAGAGCGACTGGCCCAAGCTGGAGGGGCAGGTTGGGCAGCCTCTGACCTTGCGAATCGACGACGCACGCGGCGTGCGCACCGAGTTCCGCGAGGTCTACATCCTGCACAAGCTGCCCAGCTCGGCTCCGAAGCTGGTGACGTTCCTTGTCGCCGACAAGCGCTGGCTCTGGTCGTACAAGCTGATCGTCCGCGACTACAACGTGCCACGGAAGACTGGCGACCGGACGGCAAAGCAGACGGTTCCTGTCGAGACCACGGTGACGATCGACCAGTACACCTACCGCAAGTCGAGCCTGAAGAACTCGCGAGACAGGTGGGGGGCGCAGGACGTAGTGCGCGACGTGCTCGACCAGTTGGAGCCGCGTCGATACCTGATCGACAGCTGGCCAGTGAAGGACGCTGCGACGCCCACCGACGGCGTCATCAGCGTTCAGAACCTTCTGCTGCGCGACCAGGGCGACTCGGCGCTGTCCAAGGTCCTGCAGATGATCCCAGGGGCGGAAGTGTACGTCGGAGCCGACGGCGTGGTGCGGATCTTCGACGGCACCGACCTCGACGCCGTCGACCAGTTCGCGCGCACCGAGCTGCCGCCGCTGTCCTGGGACGGCAACAAGCTGGAGTACGTCGACCGGAAGGCCATCAGGCCGCGCGAGATCCACCTCTACTACCAGCGAGAAGTAGAGGCGCTGTTTTCGTTCTCTGACGACTTCAGCGGACAGACGTCGGCCAGCCTCGGGCGGAACGCGCCGTTCATCGAGAATGTGATTCCCACGGTCGACCCGTCGACTAGGGTCAGCGACTTCGATCCAGAGCGTGGCATCACGGACGCGAAGACGGTCCCGATGGGGACCTGGGTGGAGGCCGGCAAGTGGTTGTCGGCGATGAACGCCAGCAAGCCTGCCACATCGCCGTGGGAGTGGACGTTCGCGAACTTCGCGCCGCACTGGGTGCTCGGGGACATCGAGGCGGCGCTCGGCGGCAAGGCCGGTGGCCAGAACCTCGACGTGTTGGCCGACGCGAACGTGATGGCGCGCATCCAGGCGCTCAAGCAGCACTTCCGACAGACGTTCCGAGTCAACCGCCGGTACATGGAGCGGGTGAGGGACATGCAGCCGGTCCGTGTCGGCGTGCTTGATCCCGTAACTGGTGCGCGCGCGACGGCATGCGCGTGGTCTCAGGGGTGCCTGATTCCGACAACGAAGGGGATGATGATCTCCTCGCCGGGAGACGCCAGTCAGTCCGGAATGTTCCGCAACGTGGACATGGTGAGCCCCAACGGATCGGCCATTATCGACCGCGCGCCGAGCCCGGTGCGGGTGGACATCGTCGACAAAGACCTCGGCATCTTCCGGTTGGAGTGGATCGAGAGCCCGTACGGAACAGTGGCGGCGTACGTACCGTGCAACCTGGTAGACGAGCGCGGCACCCTGTCGACGCCGTGGCGCGACCTGTCTGATCAGGACACCAGGCCGACCGGGATGGGCGTGAAGATCGAGGGCACGACGACAGGCATCAGCCTGTCGCCGCGCCTGACGTGCAAGACGATGGTGACCATCGTGCCGTGCGCGCCAAACAATCAGCGCCAGTACCTGCGCCGCGTCGTCAAGGCCGAAGACATCTCGGCCCTCTACCGCAAGGAGTTCCGCATCAAGTCGGGCCGCGGTCCTGTGCTGTCGGTGTTCGTGGCGCCTGGAGAACTCACTGCTCGGTATGCGTTCACGGACGAGGCGCAGGCGGCGACCGGCATCCAGCGGCTTCTCGGGCTCGATCAAGAGGAGACCGACAGCGCCGGCATCGACGGTGAGGAGATTCCTGGCTACACGCTGACGAACGGCAAGTCCGAAATCGAAGACCACGCGCTGAGCTACGCGGCCGAGCTGTTTGCGCAGTTCGCCGACAGCACGATGGGGCAGGCCTCCTCGAGCATCCCGTCGCGCGGGCTGAAACTGGTCGGCAACATTGGCTCGGTCGGTGTGTCGGTGCAGTCTGCTCCGTCTGGCAAGTGCCTGGCGGTTCACGACTTCACCGGCTACCAGCGCGTCATCAACCGCATCGCGCTCCTGCCGGATAGCGTGCGCAACCTGATCCTCGGCATCCTCCCCAACGGAACGCAGCCGGCAAGATGAGCAAGCTCTCCGACTACGCCGACCTCGGCTTTCTGCCCCTCCAAGACTTCCAGGCCGACGGCCGGATCTCGATCAGCCGCCGCAAGATGGTGGTCGGCGCGCGAGTCGTGAAGGAACACGACCCGACGCTGGAGGCGACTCCGTCCGGCCACCACACCGAGCTCGGCCGAGAGAACGGCATGGGGACGCTGGGCGACATGCACCCGTGGCTGTACTGGCAGACCGCTGGGAGAGAGCGCCGCGGCATGGGTGCCTGGCAGTCGGTGTTCGCCGCCGTCACGGACGGCGAGTCGGCAGTAGGCAGTGGTCCGACCACCGTCGGCTCGTCAGGGCCGAGCGTCATTTACCCGGTGCGGCGAGACGGATGGAGGGCGGACCGTCGGTTCGCCGCCAAGCCGGCGATCTACGGTCCCGGCCTGCAACTGATTCCTCGCGGGGCCATGTCGGTCGTGCTGCCGGCGACGGAAGAGCGCGCGCAGTACGAGCTCGTCGGCAACCTCGACCCTCGCCTGTGGGCACCGAACGCCGGCGGACCTGGAGACTGTGGCACGATCGTGGCCGACCTGCAGCCGGATTGGGAGCCGTGCATGGGCGGCAGCAGTCGGCCCGGCATCGGCGGCCGACAGGCGAAGCTCCAGAGCCTCGTGCGGGTCATCGCGATGTCGCCGGGCGGTGGCACCACTGACAACCTGTTCCCGAGCTCGCACAACCTGCTGGCGCTCAACTACACCGCGTCGGACCAAGACGGCGTGCCTGGCTATGGCGCGGTGTTCGGCAGGTGCGTGATGGGTGGCGGTGGTGGCGGGCCGATCACACAGGGTGGAGCTCCGGCGCTTGCGGCCACGGCCGCGGGGTCGAGTGGCGACGTCGGCAAGACGCCCAGCGAGTGGGGGACGTTCCGGCCGCTGTCGCAGCCGCAGTACGCCGTCGCGCTGCTCGATGCGTTCGACGCTGGCGGTCCGATCCACTGCGGGCACATCGGCGACAAGCACCGCATCGGCACCGACCGCGACGGGCACCCGATCAACAGCGCGCACCTGTCGGTCAACGCGAACTGGTTCCGCAACCAGGACAACGACGGGCCGATGCTGTTCGAGGGTCGGTATCCGAACCCCGGCCCGCTGCCGCTGACTGGTCGTGTGCACCTGTCGTGGGACGGCGACTACCAGCACATGTGGCGAGGCAAGGCTCGACCGGGCATCTGGCGCTGGTGGTGCGAGGTGCCGTACGTCGTGCCGACTCCCACCACCGGGCAGCCGCCGACGCCTGGCCAGCCGCCTGGCACCCCGGCGCCGCGGCCTCGGGGTCCGACTACGCCGGGCGGCCCGGCGACGCCGGGCGCTCCTGGGCCAGGCGTCCCCGTCCCGCCGACGGGCGGTCCTGGCGGTCCTGGGACTGGTGGGCCAGCTGGTCCCGGCGTGCCTCCTGGCGGCGGTCCTCCGGCACCTCCTGGACCGATCACGCCCAACCCGGGCGGCACGCGCTTCCCGGGCTACCCGGCGACGCCGCCGGCTCCAAAGCCCGGCGGTGGCCCGATCACGCCTGGTGGAGGAGATGGTGGCGAAGACGCCGGCGCGCAGCCGAACGACCAGCCCGGTCCTCTGCCTCCGACGCGAGACAGTGTGCCGACGCTGCCCAACGGCGGCAACGCGCGGCCTGGGCGTACCGTCGGCGGCAACGATGACGCCAACGACCGGAAGCGCAAGAAGCCGAACATCCTGCACCCGTTCAGCACGGGGTTCTCTGGCACGCAGCAGCGGCCGCAGAAGTGGCAGAGAGGAGCGCAGGATTTCCTCGGTTCTGACCTGAGCACCGTCTCGGCCGCCGACGTCATCGCCGACGAGCAGGCGCGCCCAAACGTCCTGAGCGGCACGGCGTGGGGCAGCCAGACCGACGACTGCTGGAACTACGCGGAGAGCCCGGCTCTATCGGTGAGCCGCGGCGGGACGGCAAGCGGTGGTCTGCTGTACCACCCGCCCGGAGTGTCGATGGAGGGGTACTTCGGCCTCGGGCCGGCAAGCTGGAGCGCCTGGGCAGCCGGCACCACCAGCTACGTCGCCTGCGCGCCCGGCGTAGCGCTCGCGCTGGGGCAGCCGCACCGGGACGGCGGCCTCCAGGGCTACGGCGTGCGCATGCGCCAGGCGTCGGCGGCGTCTCAGCAGCTGCTCATCGAGCAGCTCGACTCGGCGCGCAACCCTCAGAGCATCGCGAAGATGGGCATTGACTCCGTGACGGGTCAGGTGCTCAGCCAGTTCTTCGGCTCGGCTGTGCAGATCCCGGACGGAACGAGTGCGGAGCGGCCAGCGATCCCGGAACCGGGTCAGGTGCGCGTCCTGAACGACAGCGGCGCGATCACCACGGTCGAGTACTACGAGGTAGTCGGAGCCAAGTGGCAGCAGCTAGCGGTATCGGATACCCCGTACAGCCTCTCCGGCCTCGGCGTGCTGGGGCGCGGCGATCTCGCCACGTCGTCTCCGTGGACTGAGATCTCGACCGTGACCGGGTCCAACGGAGTCCTGTTGGAGACCGGCGGATCGCTGCAGTGGTCGAAGGTCTCGCCGAGCAACTGCACCTTCGGCTTGCAGAGCTCGGAGGGTGGCGATCCTGTCCGGACCATCTGCAAGAGCAGCGTGACTGAGCAGACGCTGACGACGCAAACGGTGGCGGCAGACCTGCTGGCGACGGCGGGGTCGCACGCCATCTTGGAGTTCTGGGGCAGCATGCTGAACAACAGCGGCAGCACGTCCGCGATGACGCTGCGGATCAAGCTGGCCGGGACCACGGTGTACCAGCAGGCTGCCAGCGTCACCACGAGCGCAAATCGGCGCGCGCTGTACGGCCGCATCGTGGTAGCGAGCAGAGGGGCCAGCAAGCAGCGCATGACTGGGCTCATCACGATGTCGCAGGCCACCGCAGCCGCAGTTGGCGTCGGCGACTGGTCCGACTCGGCGACGATGCGCGGCGGCCCGATCTACGGCGACGGCACCGCCACGACGTCTTCGCCGATCGCTGTGCTGGTCTCGTTCCAGTCGGACGTGAACAGCGGCTCGATCGATGTGACGCTCGTCGGCGCAACGCTGAGCTACGTGCCCGCATCCTGACGTTCCAGGTGGAACGTCAAGGAGGCGGGAGTGCGTAGTGTGCAGGCGATGGACGAACAACACGTCACCGACGTTCTGGGCGCATCTCAGCCAACCGAGTCCGACCGCACGGCCGCGTGCGGCCGCGAGATCGCCGAAGTCCTCCGGCGGCACGGGTGCATGATCGTGCCGCGGGTCAGCCTGGAGCAGGTCGGCGCCGGCGCGTCGGGTCGGTTTCTGCTCAGCGCCGAGTACGGCGTGGTGGCCATCCAGAACTGAGCCATGACGTTCTCTCACTCGGTGCTGTCGACGATGGCCGGCCTGGTGGCGTACGGCAGCGTGCGCATCATCACCGGCGACTGGCAAGGCACTGCAGACGTGCTGTCCGTTCCGTGGGACAAGTTCCTCGGGGTCGGTAGCGGCGGCCTCGCCTTCGGCGTCGCGTGGTACTTTCTCCAGCGCGAAGAGCGCATGCGGAAGGCGCACGACGAGCTGACGCAAAAGCACCTGGACACGACGAGTACGATTTCGCGCACGTTTGCAGAGACGACGCACAACATGGTCCGCGAGGTCCGCGACGAGTCCGAGAAACGCGAACAGAGGATGCTGCAGATGATGCAGCAGAGGAGAAACGAGTGAAGCGAGTCGCCCGTCGTGCCGCGCTTGCGGCGTCCCTGCTCGTCGCCGGCTGCTGCGGTCCTGACCGTCAGCGCATCGCCGCCGACCGCGCCACCTACGACTGGTTCGCGCCGATGATGGTCGCGTACCTGACCGCCGACGCGAAGCTCGACGAGGCGGCGCGGCAGACGCACCTGCGCGGGCTGCAGGCCTGGAGCGCCCGCATCGCGGCCGACGAGCGCGCCGCCGAGGCCAAGTGATGCCCGGCCCACTCGACGGCCTGCTCGACGAGGTCAAGGCCGAGCTCGACCATCTGCTTGACCAGCAGATGTGCGACCTCTCGAACCCGGCCGAGCGGGCGGCGTTGGTCGCCATGGCGCACGACGCGGCGATGCTGCCTATCCGGGCCGCCCGCGGAGAAGACGTCACCGCGCTGACCGCTGCGCTGTCGGCCGAGGCGCAGAACCGCACGCTGACGCACCGCGTGCGCGTGCAGCAAGCCGTGCAGGCCGCCTGGACGCGGATCGTCACGCGACTTCTGGGCGCGGCGCTGGCTGCGCTGTGAGAGCCATGCCGCACGAGCTGGACCACGTCCGCCCGCCGGAGCGAGCCGACGTGCCCGCGCCTGAAGGGTGTGCATGGTGCGGTCAGGTGCGCTGCGGCTGCACCCCGCCGCCGGCGCCGGCCGAGTAGCTCTACTTCTTCGCCGCGCGGCAGGTGGCCTGCAGCTCGCCGACGAGGTGGTAGTACGTCGTCGAGTCGACGATTCGGGCCCGCTGCGGGATCGGAACGCCGAGAGATTCGCGTTCCCAGCGGATCGGCTTCCCGCCCTTGGCTTCGGCGAGACGGTCATCGTCGACCACCCACTTGCCCGGCGGCAGGCGCTCGGGGCAATCGGACAGCCCGCAGAGGTAGTCGATGGTACAGCCGAAGTACTGCGCCAGCCGCACAAGATTGCCGGCGGTCGGCTCGGTCTCGTCGCACTCCCACTTCTGGATGGTGGTCTTGCCGATGCCCGTGACGTCGGCCAACTGCGGCTGCGACAGAGCCCGGCCGTGGCGTAGAGCCGTCAGGCGAGCGGCGAAGACGGATTTGGTCTGGTCGGCCATGGTGGATGCAGGGCCTTAGTTCACCCGCTGCGGATCTGATCGGCTACCCGGCACCAAACATCAACCGAACGAGCCGAAAAGCGTCTGGACAGCCCCAAGACGGGACGCTAGAACCCTGTCGGGACCTCGCATGCCTAGACATCTGGACAGTGTCGCAGGATCGGAACACCGCAGCGGCCGGCCTTGCCTGACCAACTTCTGCGCGTCGACCACACGAGGGGTCCCCTCGGCGCGTCGCGAGGCGGCCGCTGCACTTTCTGGAGGTCTGAAGATGGCCAGCATGGATGACGATGTGCGCGTCGCGCTGTTCATGGCATTCGCGCGAGCGCAGGCCGGCGAGGTGGGGCTGTTCCGCATCGACGCGAGCAACCCGAACGGCGTACAGGGCTTGGTGGCTCTGGCGGTGGACGAGGTAGCCTACCTACGACACATCGAGCCGGCGCTGCGCCAGGCCGGCCTGTCGGTTGCGCGCCTCCAGCTCGGCCGAGGTGCCCTGTGATGGCCGCCGCTCGCCTCGCGCTCGCCGGCATCGTCGGCGCCGGCGTCCGGCTGTCCGCGGCCGAGGTCGCCTGACCATGACCGACATCGACAACCGCGTCGCCAGCGAGCGCATCCTTCAGCACCTGCGTGAGCAGCGGCTCGTGCAGGGAGAGTGGCATAGCCAGGACGCGCAAGGACGCGAACTCGCGTGCGTCCTCGGCGCGATCTCTCCAGAAATTGTGAGCGCCACCGAGTGTCCCGCCAGCGTGATGCCGCAGTGGCTGGCGCTGATCGTCGTCGGAATGTTTGACGGGCAAGGCAAGGACGACGCAGCAGCCTGGGCCGGACGCTTCGGCGAGCAGATGAGCCGGTGGCACGTCCTCGACGGTGCCGCGTGGGATCGCGTGCGTGCGGCGTTTTGCGCGGCGTGCGTCGAGGACGCGGACAAGAGTGCAGCCGACGCCAGCGCCGCCGCCCGCGCCGACGCCGCCTTCGCCCGCGCCGCCGCCGCCGACGCCGCC